GAACAGTTCCTCGAATGGTTGGGCTTGCCTGATCCGTATTCTGGTGCTATTCGTCATGACATGCTGAAGGCCGCGTACGCGCGGGGCGATGCCAACCGTGTCGCGGCTTTCTTCAACGGCTTCCTCGCTGAAGAGGCTGCTGTGGCCCCCGCCAAAGACGACGGGCCGGACTTGGGACAACAGAAAGTCGCCAAAGTCCCGCTCGAAAATCTGGCGGCACCCGGCAGAGCCAAGACTGCGGCGACCAGCAAGGCCCCCGCTGAGAAGCCTACCATCACACGCGCAGAGATCGCTGCCTTCTATGCGGACGTTGCTGCTGGCAAGTACCGCGGAAGGGACGAAGCGAAGGCACAGGCGGAAGCCACGATCTTCGCTGCACAGCGTGAAGGGCGCATCAGGTAATAGCCTCTTCGCATAGGGAACTTAAATCATGGCTATCCCCTCCGCAGGTCTTGGAGTCGCCGCTGGTGGTACGACTCCTGCCATTTACCCCTCCGGTGGTACCGGCAACGCCTTCCAGACGAACGGGTTCATCCCGGAAATCTGGTCGGGCAAGCTCGTCGAGAAGTTCTATTCGTCGACGGTCCTCGCGGCCATCGCGAATACTGACTACGAAGGCGAGATCAAGAATCAGGGCGACCGTGTCCGGATTCGCACCAAGCCGACGATCACCATCCGCGACTATCTCGCCGACGGTTCGCTCCAGCTGGAGCGCCCGGAAGGCAATGACATCACGCTCTACATCGGTAACGGCAAGTACTTCAACACGATCCTCGACGATGTCATGGACGTGCAGTCGGACCTTGACGCCCTGTCGATGTGGTCGGACGACGCGGCGCAGCAGCTGAAGATCACCATCGACACTGACGTGCTCGGCGGTATCCTCAATGGCGCGAAAGCGACGACCAACCGCGGCGCTACCGCCGGTGCGATCACCGCCGGTATCAACCTCGGTGTCACCACGTCGCCTCTGTCGGTCGTGTCCCGTTCGCCGGGCGCGGGCGAGGTCGAAATTCTGGACGTTCTTCTGCGTCTCGCGCAGGTGCTCGACGAGCAGAACATCCCGGAAGAAGGCCGCTGGGTCGTGATGCCGGTCTGGGCCGTGTCGCAGCTGAAGTTCTCGGAACTGCGCCAAGCCTACCTGACCGGTGACTCGGTCTCGCCGATGCGGAACGGCCGCATCGGGATGGTGGACCGCTTCACCATCTACTCCTCGAACCTGCTGCCGGCTGGCGTCGCGGGTGGGCTGGAAGCTGGCGAGTTCGCCATCTACGCCGGTCACGCTCACGGCCTGACCTTCGCTTCGCAGGTTTCGAAGGTCGAGACCCTGCGGTCCGAGATGACCTTCGGCAACATTCTGCGTGGCCTGCAAGTCTACGGCTACCAGATCATCGACAGCACCGCGCTGGCCGAAGCCATCGTCACCAAGGGCTGATGATTGAGGGGGGCCTCACGGCCCCCCTTTACCTCCGGAGGTAATCATGGCGCTCGATACCGTACAAAACTACGTTGACCGTGCCAGAATCCTCTTGCTCGATGAAGTCGAGCCTTACCGTTATTCCACGGCGTCTCTGGTCGAAGCCCTCAACCTTGGCATCCTAGAAATCCGCCGCATCCGTTCCGACGTTCTCCTGTCGTACTTCCGCACCTCGCTGCCGGAGTTCTCGACTACGGACATGACGGAAGCCGTTCCAATCGACGTCCAGTACCGCACGGCGCTGCTGTACTACATCGTCGGGCACTCGCATCTGCGTGATGAGGAGAACACTCAGGACAGCCGGGCTACGGCGTTCCTGAACAAGTTCACCGCGCAGCTGCTAACCATCGCATCGTGAGGGGGTCATGGCGAGCACCGCAGTAAACCGCCTCATGGACCTTGCGAAGATGCGCCTGCCCGGCGTACTCGAATCCGTGCTCTACAAAGAGTTCTTCCACTTGATGAACGACTTCTTCAAGGAGACGAACATCTGGCAGGAGCGCATCGAGTTCGACGTGACGCCGTCCAGCAGCACGTACCACGAAGACCCCGACGCCTATACGCACTTCGTCGTGTCGGAAGAGCAGGGCGCAGTGTTCCGACTGATCTCCGTTCTCGACGGTGACGGGAACACCGTGCCGGCGCAGATGCGCATCCCGAACTACATCACACTATCGCACCTGCCCAACAGCGCAGCGACCTACACCGCGGTCGTCGCGGTGACGGTCCGCGACCCGACGAACAAGGAAGACCTTCCGATGTTCCCGGAGTGGGTTCTGACGAAGTACGACAACGAGATTCTCGATGGGCTGCTCGGCCGGATGATGAGCCAAGTCGCCAAGCCGTATTCAAACGCGCAGCTTGCCGCGGCGCACCTGCGCATGTGGAAGCAGGGCGTCCGCAAGGCGAAGAATGAGAACTTCCGGGAGAACCTGTTCGGCGCGCAGCGCTGGCGGTTCCCGCAGACCTTTAGCTTTCGGAGGTAATCATGGCGATTTCCCTCACGCACGCCTTCGTATCCGGCAAGTCCGATGGTGCTGACTCGACGCTTGTTCAGCCTTCGAACTGGAACGACCAGCACACGCTGACCTGCGCGTCCGGGGTCATTCTCGGGCGGTCGACCGCGGGAGCGGGCGAGGTGGAAGAGATTACCGTGACAGGTAACTTCGCGTTCGACGGCGGTACGCTGACGTTCGCGAACCCGGTGTCTGCACTCACCGTCACCACGCTCTCCGTGACGAACCTCACCGTTGATGGCGTTGATATCAGCGCTGGCATTGCAGGCAAGGCGGACATCACCGGGGATACGTTCACTGGCAGCGTGACTATCCAGAGCACGGCTCCGTCATTTTTTCTCGACGAGACCGACGGCACGCGCTACCGCTTCTACGCCAGCTCTAACCTGTTGCGGTTCTACAACCAAGACACGGGTACGACGCTTGGGTATTTCGACAGTGACGGCGACTTCCGGGCCACGCGCAATATCACGGCATATTCGGACGAGCGGCTGAAGGAGAACGTGGAAGTAATTCCGCACGCCCTTCAGAAGGTCTGCTTCATGAACGGGGTCACGTTCAACCGTATCGGGGAGGACGTGCGCAGCACTGGGGTCATCGCCCAGAACGTGCAGGGAGTACTTCCGGAGGCCGTGGAAGAGGGCGAGAACGGGATGCTCACCGTGGCCTACGGCAACATGGTTGGCGTTCTCATCGAGGCCATCAAGGAGCTGAGGGACACCGTCGACTTTCTTGAGTCTCGGGTGCAGGAACTGGAGAGCCGGTAATGCCCCTTCCGTCCAGTGGCGCAATCAGCCTGAACCAGATTCACGTTGAGGCCGGTGGTTCGAGCGGGACCACTGCGTCGATCAACGACTCCGACATCCGGGGGATAATCGGGAAGTCGTCCGGCGTCACCATGAGCTTCAGCGAGTGGTACGGGGCGGCTTCCGGGTGGTCCGGGACCATCAGCTCGAACCAGACGAACCTGAACCTGCGTACGTGGGCGCTGGCGAATGGTTGGGATGGTACGGTTCCGGCTCAGATCACCATCGCAAGCGGCGTCCAGATCAGGGGTACCGTGGCAGGTAACTCTACCGCGGCGCTCACCGTTGACGGGTCTTGGCCGGGCGGCGTCGTCCTCATCAACAACGGGACAATCGTCGGGCGCGGCGGCACTGGTGGGGCTGGCGGCAGGGCGGAACTTGTCGGCACTTCGTTCAGAGACGCAACGTTTATTCTGGAAGCCGGCCGTCCGGGGCAAGCCGGCGGGCGCGCGTTGCGTGTCACCACTGCCCTCACGCTGGATAACAATGGGAACATCTGGGGCGGCGGCGGTGGCGGCGGTGGCGGCGGCGCGGCTGGCGGCACCTTCCTCGGGCAGGGGCGAGAGGAACCGTTTTCCTACGGCTGGGCAAACGGCGGCGGCGGTGGCGGCGGTCGCACGAACGCATCTGCCGGCGCGGCTGGCGGTGTTACGCAGGGCAACACGGGCGGTGGCGGCGACAGCTACACTGTTCTGAACTCGGCGGCGGCCGGGACAGCTGCCACAACGTCTTCCGGTGGGACCGGCGGCATGCGCGGCAGGGTCAATTACGGCGGTACCGAGTCCGACGGCGGGGACGGCGGTAACGGCGGTACGTACGGTGCAGCCGGTCAGGACGGCGATCCCGGCACCGGCGGCGGCGCGCACCCGTTCGGCGCTGGCGGC